CCAGTAATTCTTGCGTAATAAGTTTCGCCATCAGTTAAACCGATTGGTCCAGAAGATCCAACTGGCCCTGTTGCGCCATTAAAAGAGTAAATAATTTTTCTACCAGTTTTAAAATTATGCGGACTTACGAAAGTTATTGTTTTAGAAGTTGGATTAATATTCGCAATTAATTCAGGATCATAAAGAGAATGATATTCTGATACTCCAGTTGAACCGATCGCAACTAAAGAACCAGTAGAACCTGCTATGGCGCCAGCATAATTCTTGTATAACTGAACTCCAGTTGCACCAGTAATTCTTGCATAGTAAGTTGTATTATCTTTTAATCCAATCGGTGCAAGATATAATGTATGATTTTGATTTAACCCAGTTGCACCTAGAGGAACAATTCCAGTAGATCCACCATTTATTGCCAAATCATATGAAGAATATAGATTAACATATTGATTCGGAATATCCGAATACATTAAAGCTGTTCTAGAAACTGCAGTCGTTGCTCCAACTTCGCCTGAGAAAGAAACGATTGGTGGAATACTGTATCCGAAACCACTATCAGTGACTTTAATAGTATTAACAGAACCAGAAGAAATTGTACATGTTCCTAATGCATTTCTACCAATTGCTCTCCAATTATTAGTTACACCAAAATTATGTGTAGGAACAGATGAACTATCTGCAATAAAATTAGCTGCCCTATAGAATTTAGAAGAAACACCAGTGGCACCAGGGATAGCAAAATTTACTTGAATTTGCGTCTTAGGAACAAAACCTGTAGATCCAATATTAGCAGCACCACTATTAAATGTTGTTGCTCCGGTGTATGGGTTTGTAAATGTTAATGTTGGGGCGACAGTATAATTCGATCCGCCAGAATAATTAGCAATTATAGAATAATTTGTCGTGAATCCTGATGCCCCAGCAATTGTAACTGTTGGAGCAGAAGTATAACCAGTTCCAGCTTGAATTAAAGAAATAGAAGAAACACTAACACCTGTTGAACCATATTGTAAAGTTGCTAATCCTGTTGCGCCTGATCCTCCACCACCAGTAAAGATAAGACCATAAAGTCCTGGTGACATATAATTTGATATTCCAGTAGCACCAATTGTTAAACTACCTATATTAAGCGGAATATCTACTTTAGCTACAATTCCAGAATCATCGGAGATATTTTTACCAACATAATAAGATACATCATCTATTAAACCAATCGGTCCTGTTGCTCCTTCTGGTCCAGTTGCACCATTAAATGAATAAATGACTCTATCGCCGATATTATAAGTATGATCTTCATTAAATATGATTCGATTATTCACATAATCGACATTATCTTTTATGTTAAAATTCGCAATCGTAGTTTTATTATCGGCACTTTGGCCAAATGTATATGTTAAGCTATCGCCAGTTGCGAAATTATGATTATTTCTAAAGGTTATCGTCTTAGATGTACCATTTACATCCGATGCGATATTAAAAGATCTATATAATAGAGAAGCAATATCTGAGATAACAAAATATCTAGGTTCGGAAGTTATAGTATCGGTATTCGTCACCCTAGCTATAAAAGAAGGATTTGCTAAAATTTGATCGCCGAATGAATAGTTAATTCCACCATCTACAATATCTAATGAAACGATACAAGGATTAACTGCACCAATAGGATCATCAGATTTCGTCTTATCTAGATTATAGATCTTAATATCTTCACCAGAAATATCAAAAGTTCCATTAATATCTGTTAAATTCAACTCAAAAACAGTACCTGTTCCAGCAATTGCTACATCATGGATTGATTGTATTACTGCAGTTGTTCCTGATGTTACACCGATTATTTTCTCGCCCAGATAAAGATCAGTAAAATCTTCTTCAGAAATAGAAGTATCGAAAGGAGCGATTCTTATAACAGAATCTTGCGTCCATTTTCCATCAGATACTCTAAGCATATCAACTTTTGGAAAGTAAAGCTCAACATCGGAATCGAATAGAATTCTGAATAGAAATTTAATTGATTTCTCTGCACCCTTTGAGTTATAAAATTGCTTTATAAACTTAATAAATTTTTTAGTATCTACTTCTCTTGAAGATATAGAAGAATCTACTTCAGTATATAACCTTTCAGGAATCTTAGGAGAAAATTCTTTTCTCAACGAATCAACGAATAATTCTATAGATTCATCGATATCTCTTGATGATTTGGCCGCAGCGACTCCTGCATTAATATTTCCGAATTTAAGAGTTGCAACCGCTTCTGCAACACATCCACTTCCACCACCACCAGTTACAATTGCAATAGGTGCTTCGTCTTCTGTGTAATCTGATCCTGAATTAGTTACAACAATCTTCTTTACTACACCAGATTCTATAACAGGATATCCAGAAGCAGCAGCTGCTGATCCAGTTTTCGGGTCATTAATATAAACTCCGTTCGAATCTTTCGTTTGGAAATATACTATTACAGGATTAATACCTCCAGTACTAATAAATTTAGTAGTCACACCAGCAAAAGAAGTTGGTGCGTTAGTAGTTCCGGTAGCACCATGATATGGTCCTGCAGTAAATTTGTGTGTTTGAGAAATTCCAGTATTAGATAGATTTACTAATGCACCTGTTGCGCCAGAAACAGCACCAGCTCTTGTATTGAATATCTGTAATGTATTTGAATTTACTGGTCGGACCCAATAAGTATTATTATCAACTAAACCTATAACACCAGTTGCACCAGCTGGTCCAGTGGCACCATTAAAAGAATAAATTACTTCATCACCTGTAGATAAACCATGTGAAGTTACATTTAAATATTCCGAAGATGCATTAGCTGTATTAATATTAAATGTTTTTGTAATCGAAGATGATGTAGATTTACCGATTACTTGATAAACTCTATTATTAAATGAAAATCTAGAACCACCTTCATATGTGGTATTTCCTTGCCAAGCAACTATAGGATTATAACCAGATCCACCTTCGATAACCTTTACAGCTACAATTTTTCCTGTTTCTTCATCAAGAAAATCGTAGTATTGTTCCATTAATTCTAAGAATAATGGATATTCTTCTCTAATAAATTGTGGAATCTGAGATTTGACGAATATTTTCTTTTTATGAGGAGTGTGCATTTTTACTCTACTGTCATATTTATTGAAACGTCAGTATCTACGATAGTTAATATATTGTTTCTAAATGAAGTAACTGTATACTCGAATGGTTCTGAAATTAAATCTAATGTATTATCTTCATTAGGTATTGAAGATGGTTTAAAATTTGTAATTTGAACTAAACCAGAGTTATAATTTATCGTACCGGCATTCGCTTTGACTATTACTTTTGTACCAGCCGAGAACTTATAGATTCTTAATAATCCAGAAGAATCATCCTCAAGATAATAATCTTCATTAGACAATCCAAGAGTTGAATCGTTAACTGCTTTAAACGAAGATAAGCTAGCGAAAGTTCCTTCTCTTAATCTATTTTGGAAATTAATCGTATAAGTTGATGTGACATCTAATATTATGTCAATATTCTTTCTTAATTTAATAGAAGAATAATTTGAAATAATTGATGAATCTGCGTTATCAATTGAGCTTACGAATTTAGAATATGAAAATCTTGTACCAAATTTAATCAAATTTTCGACATTGAAATTGCTAATTGTCTGTCTTACTATTGAAGATAATTCAGAAGAAGTGTAAATTGTTCTTTTTGGATCAAATAAAACTGAAGAATTTACAGTAATAAAAGTATATTCAGGATCTATAATTTCAGGAATAATTGAGATAATATTCTTATCTCCTAATACATTATTTAAGATTTCTTGTTTAACGGAATTAGTTACTCTAAATCCTTTCTTCGGTTTAAAAGAAATAAAAACTTTCCCATAGATTGGCGGAACATTATCTTGACCACCCCAAACCGAAATAGATTCTGCTTGCGGATAATCTCTTTCTAAAAAAAACTTATAATCTTCTGCAGTAACTGCTCTTCCTTGAGTGTAGAAATTGTTAAGAGCACTTGTTCTTATTGATTCGATTCCTTCTTCAGCTGATCCAGAATGTGACACCTCAACATTATCATACACAATATCAGAAGATCCGAAAGTTTCTAGACCCACATCTCTTCCTGTTCCAATAGTAGTCGATAGAGTAAATTTTGAAATACCGTTGGCCGCTTCGCCTGAAGAAGTTTGGAATGTAATAAGAACTGTGTCGCCAGCCTCAGGCTTCTTACCTAAAACACCATCGCCAAATTGAATAATGTAATTTCTATCAACAGATTCGAACAAATAAAAAATTTGTTCTTCTGAATCTAAAATAGTAATATCAGAAACAAGATTATAAGTTTGTAGATCTCCAGTTTGACCTAATTCTTTTACATACACTTCAATCGAATCCGTATCAATATTGAAATTATTGATAAAGAATTTTTCTCCAGCAGTTGCAGTTATAGGATATCTTATCGTGAATCTTGATCCTTCTCTTAAACGGACGTCTGTGAATGTATAATATCCGCCAGATACTCTAGAAGTATAAGCAACAACTGGTTGAAAAATATAAGTTGTTCCATCAATATCACCAGTAAAATTTGTAGTTTTATCGAGAGTTAATGATGTGTTTTCTGGATCCGTTGTTGGTATTCTGAAGGAAATATTTGATATAGCAGATTTTCTTGATCTTGGTGTGTAGCCTAAATTTTTAGCAATAGAAACAATCGATGATCTTGTTTGGGCTGTGTCAATGAAATTTTCATTTAAAGCCATATTAAGATATACCGCATTATAATGCGTATTGTAAGCAAGTATATCTAGGATAAGTGCTAAACCAGAACCTTCGAAATTATAATCTGTGAATGTGGTGTTGTTAGCAATATAAGCAGCTATATTGGCTCTTATTGTTTCGAAATCTAAATCTGAAACTAACTTGGAAATTCTTTCTGCCATTTTATCTTATTCTCTCTAGCTGTACTCTTACGGATACTGGTTGCTCAATATTAACAACATAAAATGAGATTTCTATTTCAATACCATTTTGATCTGGAAAATCTTTTACTATAACATCAATTACTCTTGCTCTCGGTTCGAAATTATTTATACAATTTTCTATATTGATCTGCAAAATAGTAGCAGTCTCAGGAGTAATGTTTTCAAACAAAGATCCATAAACACCAGAACCTATTTCTGGGTGAAATAATCTTTCTGAAAAGTTTGTCATAACCAACAATTTAACTGATCTCTTAACTGCATCCACATCAGTTAAGGTGTAAATATCTTTTGTTTTTGGATTTTTCTGAAAAGATAAATCTATATCTTTATATCTATTCGTTAAAGTGGTTGGCATATAATCTATTTATTTATGAAAAGAACGGAATCTTTGGAATAGAAGATAAGGTAGTGATTGTTGTATTCAAAGAATCTATTGTTGTGTTTAAAGAATTATATAGAGTAACATACTGATTATTTCTAGGATCAATTGCTGCTGGTAATGTTGGTAAAGTTTTTCTACTCTTTCTCTTATTCTTAAAGAAAGAATTGATCTTCTTTACATTATTTGCGATATTCTTAACATTTTGGGCTGTAGCAATTAAATTATTTGCAATATTTTGAACATTAGCAACTGTATTTGCAACATTATTAATTTGAATAAGAGCTTCATTTACATTCGGAATATTTCCAGTAACACCGAAACCTAATGCATTTATGTTTGTTGTTAATGTTGACATATTTGTTAAATCATTTGAGATAGAAGATAATCCGTTATTTACATATTCATTAATGTCATCTATCGATTGTTGAACAGTTGATGATGAGTTCTGAATAGTTGTAAGAGATTGGTTATCATCGATCAAATTCGCATAAGAATCGACTGTCCTTGAAAGTGATGATGATTGATTCCTTAATACAGCTGTTATGTTATCAATATTAGATAATGATTCTTGAATATTATCTAAAGACATATTTTGCGTAATTCTTTGTAAGGAATTAACTGTGTTATTTACTGAACTAATTTGATTAACACTATCACTTAAAGCTGCATTAAGTTCATCAGAAATAATTCCTTCAGCTGAAAGAACTCCTAAAGAATTAAACGCTGATTCGTTTATTGTTCTCCAAGATACACCACGATTTATAAATGGAGCGATAATAGCTGCTGCTTCCATTGCAATTGTTGCTGCTCTTTGTATTTTTGCTGTAATTGTTTTCGGTTTTTTAGCAGAAATTCCAGCAAATATAGTAGCTGTTGTTTGTACGTTTGGTATCATTTCTTTAAAATGGATTAAATGTTAGTGGCCCTGTCGGAGCCGTCTTTGGAAACTTTCTTGTTACCGTTGGTGCTTCTAAATTAATTCTCATATTAGATTTTGCATTTAAAAATCCTGCTTTTGCTTCTAAATCTAGATTAGTTCCAGCAACAATTTTCGTACTAATCAAAGAACCAACGCTTGTGTTAATTGTTGAATTTACAGATGTGAATGATGAATTAAGAGTTACTGAACCAACCGACCCAATTTCAGTTGAAACTGTAGAATTAATAATAGTAGAAGTTAAAGATGATATATTCATATTCAACAAAGAAGACAGTCCCATTGTTGTTTTTGAAGCCATTGCAATTGATCCTAATGTTGTATTAACATTGAAATTTGTATTGGCTGTCATTCTTATGTTTTCAGCAGATATATTTAAGTCTCCGCCAGCATCTATATTAATATCTTTTTCTGAAATAACAGAAACATTATCATGACAATATAGAGAAGTTTCACCAACAGCCTGTATTGTAATCTTCTCTCCAGCCTGAACATTTATGTCATTTGCAGAATAAACATTACATCTTCCATCAACTGTTATGTTTACAGAACCAGATACATATATTCTATCATCACCTAATATAATAGAATAATTATCTCCATTAACTTTTGTTAATTTATTAGCTTTCTTTTCACCATCTTCTTCTACTTCATAGATTTCGTAAAAAGTTCCTAATCTATGATATTCATGGATTCTCGTTTTATCTTTTGTATCGTCCCACTCTTTAATGTGTCCAGATTCTGTTTGAAACACATGATTAAATGGATATTTTGCGTCATAAATTGGTAGAGGTTCAGACCAAGAAGTATCATCGCCTTCTTTTCTAGGACCACCGTTATTAGATACACCTTCTAAGGCGACAGGAACAGTTTTTACAGCTTTATCTTTTCTTTGTTGGATAATTGTTTCTGAAATCTTTTCATTTCTTGCTAATCTATTTGTATCTGATTCTTTCAGATAGGAAGATTCTGGATACTTATTTGTTGGATCATTAAATCCTACTTGAGGATTTCCTTTCTTTTGAGGAATACCACCAATTGTTCCGAACACAACAGGTTCTTGACAATTATCGCCATCTCTAAAGAAACCAACAACCCAAGTTCCTTCAACTGGTCCAACTGGTGCTTCTCCGATCCCATTCATAGAAGCAGAAGTAATCGGCATGATTGGATAAGCCCAAGGTAAATCTTCTGTTGGAATTTTATTCTTATCTTCTGTATGGATTCCAAGAATTCTTACACGAAGTCTTCCTAACTTCAATGGATCCATACGATCTTCTACTACGCCTTGGAACCAGACGAAATTATCGAATCCTATAAACGTATTTGTACTTGGCATTATTCTACTACACTCTCTAGAGATTCTTTAGAACATTCTAAAGTCATATTATAAGAAGATCTATTTATGACATGTCGTATTGCCGTAATTAGAAAATTACCTCTGTAATATTTATCAAATTTGTTCTCACCACTAGATTCGGGTGAAGGTAAATCGAATTTAATAACATCTCCAGATTCTAATGTAGCATCTCCGGTTACCACTATCTTAATTCTAAAATAATTAAGAGAAGATAATCTACTTAATTTAGAAGAAGATATATTTTGTAAGCGATTTGGATTTTCCGCTGTTCCTAAAGAAGTTAACATAATCCTGGATTCTTTATAAGAAGGATCATCGAATCTCTTATCGGATATATTTTTAACTCCAGAATATATTTTATTCTCAGATAAATGATAGAAGTTTTCAAATTCTTTATCATAATTAAATGGTATTTTTTCCCATTCTTTTTTTGTAATATCATGAGTAATTAATGTGTTATTGAATAATCCTGTTGTATTATTTTCGATGGTATTGAAAGAATTTACAACTTCATAATTTAACGCATTAGAGTGCTCTGAATTATTTTGCAAATCATCTCCATCTGGTAAATTTCCTGGCCTAAAGAATATAGTTTTTCTTGCATCATACGCAAGCATATCATCTATTGATAGAAACCAAAATTTTGAAGTTACTTCTTCGCTATATCTACTTGAAGTATATCTTGCTCGGTCTCCTTCTGTTGGCCCATCGTTATATAATGTTTGAAAAAAGAAGAATCCTGGTGTGTTGTAAGTATATGAAATAGATCTAGATGCCAACCAATTAATTGTATAAAGAGGACTCCAATTTGGAATCACAACATTTGGTGCTTCGTGTGTTTTCTCAAATTCATAAGTTCCTGTAGTTCCAAAATCTTTATATATATTTTCGATAATTGAATTCATTGTCTTATTTTTATAAGATTTCGACACTTTAATGTTTCTATCAAGAACAGATTCTTCTGAAATAAAATGTATTTCGTAAGTTTGAGAACGTTCGTTTAACATAGTTCTATTTCTTACGTCAACAATTCTACCGAAATATTTAATTTTATTCTTCTTAATTTCCGTAAGACTTTTAATATCTGTCTTCTTATTCGGATCGATATATTGATGAACAGGAACTTCTAATTCAATAAGAATACCTTCATTACCTAAAATCGGTAAAGAATTTAAACCACTTATGATGTTATTCGCATCAATTACTTCAATATAGCCACTAATAGTTGCTGTGAAAATTGATTCGAAAATATTGATTTCTGAGAAAATAGGAGATATATCCAGAAAGTTTTTTTCAGAAAATATAATAAGATTTTTAAGAGTATAATTTCCTGCTTGTAATTTACCCATTTATTTAACCAGAAAATTAAAAGTATCTACAAATGATTGTAAATATTGTTTATTCAATAAGAGAATATTTCTTTTAGATTCATTAAGTTCAAATTCATAATCGTATATCGATTTAGCTTTTTTCATCACTCGACCATTTTGAGTATATGGTCTTGGAATTTGAGAATCTGGATTACTAAAATCGTAATCTATTTGAGGAACTTCTAAGAAGAATGTATTGTCTTCGTATTGACTTCCTACAGGATCGATTGATAAGATGCCTGTCGCACCATTTATTTGAGTTTCTTCTGTATTTCCAATATTAGTTGAGAATCTTTCGTATGCTTCACGAATATAATATTTGTAAGTTGTTTGCGCTGCGGCAACTGATCCATATGTGTCAACAATATAATTCTGAAACTCTTCTGTATTTAAAGGAAAATCGTAGAATCTATCAAATTTTTCATTTATCATCATTATAACCCAGTAAAAATTAGGAGAATCGTAAACATCATTAGATATAGATTCAATATTTTCTCCTTCTTTGATATTGTATTTGTAATATAATGATTGATCATCAGTTGGAGATATCTTTCTAATAACTCTTACTGTGATATCCTTCAGTAGAGAAAAAGTATTTCCTGTTTTATCAGAAAAATTTGGATAAAGAAGATAAGGAAATTGTTTAAAGTATGACATGTTGTTATTCTGGTGTTACCGCTTGACCTAGATTTTTTTCTTCATTTAATATCTTTTCAATAAAATCTCTTGTTAACGGATTCGTTTCTTTAAAATCCAATTCAATTTCAATCTCAACTGGTGCGCCTTTTGTAATTCCATCTTTATTTTTAAATGTAACGAAATTATTTCCTCCGTACGAAACGGTGTAATTTTGTAGTACAGATCTGTAAATCTTATAGATAAATTTATTCTGTTTCCCATCACTTGTAAAGAATCTGATTTCAAATTCAGCAGGATATCTATAAAGTAAAGATCCTGCAGCTAATGTTGGATGCATATACTTTTCAAATATTTTTATTATCTCATTAATCGTTTCAGATTCTTTTTCAGATTTTGCTATTAATTTGTATTTAAACTTGAATTCTCTAAACTTAACGCCATTAAATAACAATTCTTTATGTGGATTTAAAGCTAAACCAGCTGCAGCGCCGCCAATCTTTAAAGCGGAGGGTGTAACACTTCCTAGTAATTTTCCTAAAGAAGATGTTATCGGGAATTTTGTTTGAAGTACTTCTAATGCTGATGGAGCCCCATCACCCGGACTTTTACTCAAATCAGCAACAACTGTACCTAAAACACCAGATATAGCTTGTTTCCCCTCTTCTATGTAAGAAAAAGAATCATCGTAAGAAACACCATAATTTGTGCTGAGCGACAATGGCATAGGTAGAAATATATTCTCTTTAACTCTTCTTGTACTATTTAAACTTTGTCTGATTGTCAATCCTTTTTGAGTGACGTCCCCGCTTTCAATAGCTGTAACTGCATTACCAGCTGTATCTTTGATAGTTTGTACAGCATCAGTGTCTGATGCTGCATATGTATCAAGAACAGTTATTAAACAAAAGACTTTACCATATTTAGATCCTAATAGATCTCCTGGGTACATTTTAGCTGCTGGTATGTTATTATTTGCCATTTGTTGTTGTTTCCATATTATCTATTTATTTTAAGAATAAATGATTCTCTGTAATTACAATAAAAGACATACCTTGTTTCTCAGCATATTTCTTTGCTGCATTCCATTTTGCAGAATTTATAAGATAAGTTTTGACAGTATTCACATAAGATTCAGTTATCTTCTTTGGCCTTTTTGGTTCTAAAGTTTGCACATATGGTTTAATTTCAACAAGATATTCTTTAATTTCTTTTTCTTTAGTCAAAACCTTAAGATAGAAATCAACAAAGTATCTGTGATACTTCCCATCTAATGGAGAAATATAAGGAACAACATGTTCTTCAGAACTAAATTCTAAAATATTTGGATGATTATCTAAGTATTTTAGGAATTTAAGTTCCCAAGTAGATCTCCAAATTATGTTATTCGGATCTCCTTTGTATTTTCCCTTATTCTTTAAATTATATCTTCCGGAATAAGCCATATTCTTATTTATTATAAATATAGATTATGAGATCTCTAAATCAATTCAAAGCGCACATTAATTCACTAGGAACAGTTAAATCTAATAGATTTGAAGTATTCTTCGTTGGCGGTCCAATTAGTTGGCCTACGTCACCAAGAGATTTATCTTTTCGTTGTGAGTCATTAAACATACCTGGTTCACAAGTTTTAACCACTGATTTTAAATTGTATGGCGGTCAACCTATAGTTAAAATACCCAATGGTAGAGCTGTTGATGAAGTTCAAATGACTTTTTTAACTGCCGGAGATATGCGAGACAAATATTGGTTCGACGAATGGATAGATAAAATAACTGATCTCAGTAATAATACAGTATCATACTACAATGATGTAGCTTCTGATATTACTATCGATATTTTTAACGAACGTACAATTAGTATAGAACAAACAGAATCGACGGGTACTTTCGTTGACCTATCTGGTACAGGACCAACTAATAGACCATTTAGAGGACCATCTGGATCTGAATTAGTTCAGATCTATTCAGTCAAATTAATAAAAGCGATTCCAACAAGAGTCGAAGCTGTTCAAGTTTCTTGGGCAGATGTTGATCAATTATTCAAATACACGGTAAGTTTCTCATACGAAACTTTACAATTCTTAAAATCATCGAATATAACAAAATTAGATTACAAACACCTTGATAAATTACAAAAATAAGGATAGAAAAATATGCTACCGAAATTGAAACACCCATCTTATGAAGTGACAATTCCTTCAAATAAAAAGATATATTCATTTAGACCTTACACCGTAAGAGAACAAAAAATTCTTCTTATGATGCAAGAATCAAATTCAATTGAAGAATTATCAAAAACGATAACGGATCTCATAGAATCTTGTTCAACAAATAACTTCTCGACAAAAAATTTAGCATACTTTGATATTGAGTATCTCTTCCTTAAAATAAGAGCTAAATCTGTTGGTGAAACTTCTAATCTATCTTTTAAATGCAATAATCTTATCGGAGAAGATATTTGTGGTAATGTTAATAAGATTGAAGTTTCGTTAGAAGATGTTGAAGTTGATTTTTCGAAGGTTGTATCGAAAGAAATAAACATATCAGATAATCTTGTTATAAATTTGCGATATCCAAATATTAAATCTGCAAAGTATCTAGAAGAATATAATATTACAAGAAATATAGATAAGTTAATTGCAGCTATATCTGAAGATTTAGACACAATTGTCGACGAAAATAAAGTATATGATGAGTATACTCAAGATGAATTAAGAGAGTTTCTATTAGGACTAGATCTAACGAGTTTTAAATCTATCTTAGAATTCTATCTCAGTGTTCCGAAATTGAGGAAAGTTATCAATTTTAAATGTAGTTCTTGTGGATACGAAGAAGAAGTTACTTTATCTGGTATCTCAGATTTTTTCGAATAGCTATTAATAATGATAATTTGATGAACTATTATATTAGTAATTTTACTATGGCGCAGTTTTACAAATATTCGCTTACTGAGTTAGATGAAATGTATCCTTGGGAGAGAGAAATTTATATTTCGTTATTAAATAAACACATAGAGGAAGAAAACGAAAGAATAAAAAATGCCAAGAAAAACTAATAATCAAAAAGTAGCAAGTAGCGTGAGAGGATCTGTAGAAAAATTCTCAGGCGATATCGAATCACTTTCTTCTCAAATAGCTAATCTAACAGATGCAATTATATCTGAAAAGAATTTGACTGCATCTAAAATCAAAAGCGAACGTGAATTGCTGGCTAAGAAAACTGCTTTACGAAATCTTAAAGAAGACATCGACGATCTAAGAAGCGAAAGAAAAAAGAATCAAGATAAATTAGATAAATTATTAGCAGATGCAGAATCAGAAGCACAAAAAGAAAAAGAAGAATTGCGTAAGAAAGAAACGCAATATTCTGATTCAGCTAAGAAATCTTTCGAAGGTGGTCAATTCATTAGTGGAATGATCTTTAAATTCTTGGGAAGAAATGAGAAAGATAAGAAACAAATTGAAGTAGAAAGAAAGGCTGATAAACAAGCACAGATAGAAGAATTACAAAATAGATCAAAGGCATTAAAAGAACAAACTTCTACATTAAAAGGATTAAGAACTAATATCATTGGTCTTAATACTAATATAATAGAATCCGAAGAAGAAAGAAAATATGAACAGAGAGACGCCGAAAAGGTTGCATCTGAAGTATCTAAGTTCGCTAGTGTAAAATTATTAGATATCGAACCAGAAGCTCTTTCTAAATTAGAAAAGATTTTTAAATCTTCGGTATCTGAAAAAGAAAATTCAAATACATTATCAGATATTCTTTCTTCATCTCGAGGGTTACTAACATTCTTATCTTCTACTGCAGGAATAGCTGGTATTGCGACGACACTCACAGCTATAGCAGCTTTAGTAAGTACAAAATTTAAAACAGATGAATATGTTGCTGAAGAAAATAAAAAAGCAATTAAAGATCAAGAAACATCTACTAAATTGATAGAAGGTAGAATAACCGAATCAAAAGCCTTAGAACAATTAAAAACTAATGCAGAAGGTTCTAATCTAGCTCTTCAAAGATTAAACGCAGCTGCTGGTGATCTGACATTACAGGTTCAGGACGAATATGCTGCGAAGATAAAATTAATGAAAATTTATGATGAAGAAGCTAAGAAGAAATTTGGAACTACTCTACAAACACCGACCGAAACATTAAAACAATGGTTAGAATCAGATAAACAAAAATTATCTATTGAAACAGACTATGATATAAGAAAAAAACTAGAAGAAAGAATCAAATATAATGAATCTGTTCTTTCTGGTAGAAACACAACACCAATACCGTCGGGTCCAAGTGTACAAAAGGTTGAAACACCTAAACCAGTACCAACACAAGCAGCTCCACAAAAGGTTGAAACACCTAAGCCAGTACCAAGTATTGGAATACCAAAAGCTGGTGCTAAACCAACTGCGCAAGTTGAGAGTTCTATCATAGATAGGGTTTTAGGTGAGATTGGTTCTTTCTTACCAACTGGAGTTGGGAGTTTAACTCCAACAGCAATGGCGGCAACTACACCTTATTATTCGCCAATAACATTACCAAGAAATGCTGCACCTATATTATCACCAAATAAAATTTCTCCTACTCAAGCACTAGAACAAGCATTAAGAGAAAGAGGATTGTCAAAACAATTTATAGCGGCGGCTATTGCTAATGTATTTAAAGAAAGTGCAGGCGGAATGGTTCCTGAAAATTTGGATTATAGTAAGGACCAAGCCGAAAGAGTCTTAACGATTTTTGGGGAAAGTCGAATACTTGGAAAAAATAGTTTAACTAAAGAACAACAGGAAAAATTTAAAGAATATAAACAATTAAAACCAGAACAACAGAAACAATTTTCCTTCTTAACGGATGAACAGAGGGCAAAAATCAAATCAATGACAAGTGATATTAATGCATTTACTGAACAAGTTTATGGGGGAGAATTCGGTCGCAAACAATTAGGTAATAAAGAAAGGGGAGATGCTGTCAAATTCAAAGGTAGAGGATTAGTCCAATTAACAGGACGTGGTAATTACGAAGCAGCGAGTAAGGCATTGGGTGTGGATTTGGTATCAAATCCTGAGTTAGTTAATGATCCTATAATAGGTCCAAAAGTAGCTGCTTGGTATCTAGAGAATTCTAGTCGTAATAGAGCTAAAAAAATGGGATTAGATTTAAATACTGTATCCGATCAATCGAAAGTGAATGAGATTGTGACATCTGCTGTAGCAGGATCAACAATAAAACGTGGAGAAAAAACATATTTAGGAGGTTTACTCTCTAAAGTTGATACACTCTCGAATGAATATAATACAGGTGGTCTGCAGATGTTAGAAAGAGCTACAACTAACAAAGCCCTGAAAGAACCACCACAAGGAAACAACGTTTTCGCTGTTAACAATACCAACGTTGTAAATCAACAAAAATCTGGAGGAAAGATAAGAGAAACTCCTCCTCCAACTTACAATCCTCAAGATAGAACACTTCATTCTAATACAAGAACTGGCGCTTAAAAGAAAGCATCAAGAGTATTAGAACTAACCTTTAGCCTCTTATCTCTTAATCTCAGTTCGGCGTGCCCGGTGGTTTTGCGAATATAATATGTACATAGATCTGGATACTTAGATTCTAAGAACTTTGCAGATTCGTCAATTCTCTGTTCAGTTCTTGTTTCTTGCATACCACCAGGCTCTTTATAATAAGCGGAAGAAACTGTCAGATAATTAATTCTCAGAACAACACCATCTTGAGAGTAATATTTAAGAGTCCGTTCGAAATCTTCTTTATCTTCTAATCCAACATAAGCAACATCAGAGTGTCGATTAATAGTACCATAGCAAGAACCAATGATGTAATACAAACCTTTACCGATATTATCTTTCATAAAGTAAGGATTTGATGCTGCATAAATTCCCCAGATATATGATCCTTCTTTTTCGCAGGCTCTAAACGCAGTTACAATATGTTCTTTAAAATTTGTACACTCGACCAGTGTCTTTTCATCTTTTCGGAACATAATCTTATCTAGATCGTCGTCGCACCAAACTAACTTAGTTCCTTCTGGAAAGTAATTTACAATAAAATTACGATTACCTGCTAGTGTTTTAACAGAAGGAATAATATGTGGCGTTAGTCCGACTTTCTCACATTCATCTTTATATTCAGATAATTCATTCTCATCAGATAAGAAACAATAGATATTATTAATATCTACATCATTTCTATTCAATGTACTTAATGTTTTAGTTGCAAAAGTTTTTGCTCTTTTATAAGAAGGAACAACAAAAATAAAATCAGACATATAACTCCTAAATTGTACTTTTTAATTTAGACCACTTAACTTTTTTATGTAGCGACTTACCAAATCCATTATATTCAATAATTAGATTCGGATTATTCCATTTCTTAGAAATATGATCAATGGTACATAATAAATTTTGTTCTTTTCTTAGATTTAGATCGTATCCACCAACACCATTATTTTTAAGAAATTTTCCTCTATTGATCATATGATAATTTATTAGAAATCTATTATGTTTATCTAGACCACCATAAGTTATATGATGATTGATTACATAATCAAAATCTTCCAAAAAAGCTACAGATTCATCAAATCTCACTTTTTCTTGTGGTTTATGAACCATAAACTGTCCTGATATCATTCCTTTTTTAGATATTGAATTATTCGCATAAAAAGGATTTGTATTTGACGGAACTCCAGCAAGATAATAATTAGAATTTTCTAAAGTCGAATGCAATTCATCGACAACTTTTATTATTTCAATATGTTTAGATTTCTTTTTATTATTTTGTAAATCTAACACATTCGACGAAATATAATCATCATCCATAGTAACGCAGTATTGATTTCTATCAAAAGCAAATTCTAGAGAAATATTCAATTGCTTAGATTTCATTGGTAATTCGCCATCAACCAATAATATATTCTTTGCACCTGCTTTTGAATATGCTTCGTAGTTACTTCTCGGAATTACCCAATAATGTTCTACTTCTTTAAGAACATTATTCATAATAGGAACTGAAAATTCTCTATTTGCAGATTGTATTGTATAAAATATACCCATTAGATATCCAACACTCCAGCTTTCTTTCCATAAATATTATCTTCAATCTGTGCAGCATATTCGTGTAACCCATTATCCACTAGATACTTATACCACTCTTCTGTTTCCCACATTCCTTTTGAAACACCATTCCATCTTTCGTGCCACAAAGGATGCTTGTTATTTAATCGACGATTCTCAACGAAATTGTATCTTGTGTCTTCATAAGCCTTACTCTTACAATCAGCCATTTTCTCACGCATATAACAAACAACTGAGATTCTTTCTCCTTCACCACCAATAGAAGTATTACCATGAATCTCATGAACATCCATCATAATTACATCACCAGGTTGAACATCAACAGCTGCTCTGAACTCAGGAAATACAAGATAAGCGCCAGTATAAGGAACACCGTTCGAAACAACAGATAAATTACCAAAACCTTCTTTTAGATCACCAGCATCACGATGCGCTGCTGTTCTATAAGTCTTATTAACTGTAATAGTTGTGTATGCAGAGTTTCCAATTCTGAATGAAGGATCTAACTTTAGTACTTCTCTATTTTGAACTTCCCAACGACCAGGAATTAATTCCTTGAATAACTCGGAAATTCTTTCAATAAAAGGAATAGAGGCTTTGAATTTATCATTATGATTTGTTGAATAAGAAGTGGTGCGGCAATAAGGAATTCTAGGATAACGATCAAAATATCCAGCAATACCACTATTTACTGGATTGGCATAAGAAGTATCTGAGATCCAATCATAAATCTTTTCGACTTCTTCTAGTCTTTCGTTAGGAGATAGATTCTTTACAGAATGAGCCCAAACATCAAAGTCGAAATCTTTTGGTCTCTTCTGTGTTAACCAAACAGATCCTCTTGATCCAACTTCTGTAGAATTCTTATACTTCACATACATATCATCAACCGGATTATCAGATGTAACTGTTGTCATTGTACCAGATAAAGTCTCTAAAACTTTTTCTTGTAGAAGAGTTACCCAGTCACGACCAGTAGACTTCTCAGTTCTTGGACCAGCAGCGATACCACGATTCTGTGATTCACCAGCAGCTTCTCGCAAACTTTGATAAGCAGTAACTTGCATCTCAGGAGAGAATACACCCTTACGAAATTTAAGTAGAAGATAATCTTCTAAGTTTGGATTCTTATCTGTTGGAGGAATGGGTTTGTACACATCACAATCTTCTTGTATTAGAATATCATAGTGAGAATCATCTAAAAAAGTTCCTAATAATTTTTCACCAACTTCAAATCTATTTTTTAGATAAATTGTTTTCATATAGTCCTTATACTTTATTATACCTTATAATGTGTTCTGTAGCAAGTTTTAAAACTTGCTACAGAAGTATTTAGATAAGTTAATCTGGTATTTGCCAATTTCCATCTTGCGTTTTACATTTTGTAACTTTCGCTTTCTTTTCTTCTCCATCTATTGTTACTAAGATAGGAAATTCTTTACACTCAATCTTTGAGTCAGAAGATTCATTTGTTTTCTTAGTAGCTCTACCAACGACAAATCCTAAAACACCAACACCTAATCCTATTGCTGTTGCTGCTCCTGGAGAAATACCAGTTCCTGATGTTCTACTTGAATATCCATTCGTAGGATAATGGTAGTGTGTATTATATCTATTTCTATTACGCCATCTCCAATGATTGGCGAAAATTGGTTCTACGGTTGCGAAGATCAATAAAAAACTAATTAGTAGCTTGCCCATAATTCTCAAACTCCTTCTGAGAAAGAATTTTGATATCTAGAAGATTCTGAATCTTGAAACTTCTATATTCTTTTTTATTTAGGTCGAAGGTAGGAATTACTGATTCGTTTTCTTTACGAGGTTTAATAACCTGCCCTTCAAGCATAACTTTCTTTGGTGTGTAAGAAGAGTTATTTGTACATAACATTTCACGAATTTCTCCGTTTGTCTTAGTGAACGAGATTAAACAGATATTTTCTTTTAGAGTCTTGATTAACTTATTACGATATTCAATAAATTCTTCTTGTGTCATATTATTCCTTTTTCTTTTTCTTTTTATCGTGCCAGTAATCATCTATAGATTTTTTAGATTTATTAGTGAATCCACGCAAGTCAGGTGAGTCCAGAATAGGTGTACCCATCTGTATAAAATTAAAATCATCTGTACCGAGATAATTTGTTCCAAAATCGGAACCAAACTTTGAATTGTCAGTATTAACTAATCTAACATT